ATGCCCATCCCAAATAAATTAAAAACTTGTTTCTGAGCAATAATGATCTTAGTAGGCTGGCCTTCATAAATTGTACTCAATCCAGAAACAAGGTCTGTAATACGTGTAGCTACTTCTGGGGGCGAACTTATAAATGTACTAATTTCATCACGAAAATTATTCAGGTTGTTTCTAAAAATAGAATAGTTGGTACTCGATGAAGCCAAGTTTGCACTACGCCCGACAACTTTCAACAATACACCGTACAAACTGTTGTCTCTAAATATAACATCCCCGCCTTGGGCGCTTGACGTACCTATGAGTGTATTAGTCGCTCTTGTTGCTAATGAGTCAGAAAATCCTTGTATCGCATAATTATCAGCAAAAGATTCCTCTGCTTGCTCATTTCCCTGTCTGGACTTTTCAATCGCATTGCTTTGAGTGTCAGTAGTCGCGCTTGGATATTGATTGATACCCGATTCAATAAACGTAATTGTTAGATATTCAATACCGCCTTCGGTATTACTGTATGTGATACGGCATTCTTTGGGGCAAACGTTTAATATGCCGAGTGTAGGGTGTACAAGAATACCCGGCGAGCCGTCTTGCTCGATTACCCTAATGAGATTGTTAAGATCGTCTATATAATTATCACCGATGCAATACGCATTGACAGTGAACTCACGTGCTTTCTTGCCCAAGTCCTCAACAAAAGGAACATCTCTGCTTGGGTATTCATGCAAGACATTACGACGCCCGACAACAGTTTCAACGGTAGCGACTTTAAACTCTACACCGCGAAAACTGGCGTTTTGTAGTTGCTCTTTCCAGCGCGCAATCGTCATACCATTTTACCTACGCTTGCAGCAAAGTTAATTGGAGTGGTTGGGCTTTTAGCTGTGACTTTGGTTGGGCGACCTTCGTAATCAATTGTCATGAAAATATCGAGTTTCTTGGGTACATCGCTTACGGATTCTGCCATGGGTACATTAGCTGCTGGCGCTTGCCCCTGTTGCATTGCTTGGGCAGTTTGAGTAAACAGAGGAAGTATTTTTCTACCAGCCGTTGCAAGATTCTGTTGCGCACCATCAACCGCGCTCAAGTCCTGTAAGTTGGACTTCATGACTTCGGGAACGACGTTTATTTTCTGGGTAATATCTTCATCACCACCGAATATGGAGTTCTTTAACTCGACTATTTTCGTGAATACACTTGAAATGTAGTCATAAAGATTTTTAAAAGGTGCAATGATGGCATCGGTAAATTCGATAACAGATTTCTTTACTGACTCAAGGTTTGTGCCAAACAAGCCCAATAGCTTTTCTAACCCAGCCGTAAAAAATGAAACAATCCCATCCCACGCTGCTTGAATATAGGGAAGGATAGGATCGAATCCTGCTTTGACGTAGCCAAATACGAGATTAAAAACGTAAGAGGCCATATCAGCAATGAATTGCCATGCGCCTTGCAAATAAGCCGTGATTTCATCCCAATTAGCAACAATCATTTTGACGATGCTATACATGCCAAAGGTGATGATATTTAACAAACCCTCGATAAAAGGCTTTGCATAAGCCCACACCGAGCGCATAGCTTCTTTTACCTTACCCCAATTTTTTATGATTAGATAAATTGCTGCGCCCAATGCAACAAGACCAACGATAATCCAAGTAATAGGGCTGGCTAGAATGGCTGCACTCAATGCAACGAATGCTTTCCCAAGCGTAAATATGGCTGCAACAAGCTTTCCTACACCGACAATGAATCTAAGTATGTAAAGACTCGCAAGCGCGATGATGATCGTCTTAAAACCGCCTAGCGCATTAATCACGGGCGCGAGAAAATCCCGAATCATGATTAGGTGCTTCCAAACTTCTTTTAAGCCTTGCGCTAACTGGACAACAGCTTCGCTAATCTTGCCCGACACCCAAAGCTTGTTTGTTTTCATCCATTCGAGCATTCCCTTGATAACTGGCATTAAGACGGGTATCAACTCTGTCCCAATCATGCTGACAAGACCGCCAATCGAGAACGTGAGGTTTTTATACTCTTGTTCAAACTTGGCATTCTTTTCCAAGATTTCTTTAGTCATGACAAAGCCGAGCTTCGTTGCCTGCTCTTGTTGCTCGCGCATTGCCTTTGAACCTTGATTCAAGAAAGCAATCGATTCAGAACCACTGCGCCCCATCAATGTCATGGCTGTCGCAACTTTGCGTGGTCCATCTGCCGCATTCTTGAATTTGTCCGACATTTCTTCGAGTACAGTGTTGGTTGATTTCACTGTGCCATCAGTGTTCAGCAATGACAGATTCATAGAGTTGAATGCCGCCGCCGCCGCACTTGTCGGGTCTGTTAACGCATCGCTTATCGAACGGTTCAAAAACTTTAAAGAGTTATCTAAATCCTGTGTCGATATATTTGCGTGTGAGGCCGCAAACCGAAGCTTTTGCAGTGCTTCGACACCAACACCAGCATTTTGCGATGCAATTAAAATTTCCTCAGAAAATGAAGCGGTTTTTTTGGCGACACCAAACAGTGCTGCGCCAGCACCGACAACGGCGAACGCGACATTGCGAATATCTCGCACCACTCGACCTGTTGCATTACCAACATCGGCCATCGCACTATTTAAGGTTTTTGTAGCGTTTGAAATCTGATTAATCGAATTGTTAATGCTTTTCATAACAGCACTGACTTTATCAACCGCCGTAATCGTTATTTTTGCATCGAGTGTTGACATATCTTGTTCGCCTGCTCAATAAAATCGACAAATTCATCTATTGTGAGATTGCCGATTTCCGATGGTTGCCAGTGAAAAGTGTGCGCTAGAAAAGCAATACATTCCGTCAGATTGCTTGGTACTTTCCCATCATTCTAAGAATGATTCCTTGAATGTTCATAAAATCTGACAGATCAAGTTCATCGATAAGATGGGTCGGTATATCTGTCGTGCATTCAATCAGCTTGGCGGGTTGTTCACTTTCCTTTAGTAAAGCAATTTTTTTATGATGCTTAACTTTTGGTCGGCGTATCTCTACATCCTCAACCCGATTCGCTTGTTGAATGACAACATGGGTCAATGTGTAAACAACCGAAGGTGTTTGATCGTTTACTTCATTGATATCTTGGAGATTATCGCGATTGATTCTTAACTGTTGGTTGCTGCTGTTTGTTGCTGATTCGGTAACCATTCGCCTTTGGGTCCTTCAAATTTAACTGATACTTGACCATTGTCTGCACTCAAAGAAAGCTTGTTCATTTGCGCTGCATTTCTTAGAATTGCTGACTTACCATTTATTAACGCCACTTGAACTGTTGCGTTTTGTGCTTCTTCGAGCAAATTCCAATCAATATCGGGAGCGTCGGTTAAATCCATCGAGATAGAACCGTTTGTTGGAATTTCTTTAAAGCCGTGATGCCCATCTAAGCCATTGACTGACTCACGTTGCACACCACCGATTGCAATTTCCATGTTGCCACGCAAAAGATAGGTAACGCCGTCAATCGTGACTTTCGCTGTGCCAGCTACTTTAGCCATGATTTACTCCTCCAAAATTATTCGTTTAAAGAATGAAACTGATTGCGCCAGCGAAAATATAGAACTGATTGACAAGGTCAGGCGGGATGCTTGCATTAACGCGCGTGCGATCAACTGTGTCGCGTTCAACTATCAATGCTTGCTTGAATGCTTCGATATTTTCAACCAATCCCAACTGTTTCATTTCGGCTGCCCACGCAATAATTTCGCCGCGTATGGTAGTTGGCGTGACGATGTTGCTGCCTGCGCCAAAATTGTTACCATCATCAGCCAGCTTCATGCGTGCAAATTTCGTAGTGATACGGCTTCTCAATACCTGTCGCAGAGTCGCAACGGTCAACGGTGTATTCACATCCAGCCAAGTAGCATCAGCCGATCCAGCTGCATTGGTTTGGTTGTTGGTGATGATTCGTCCAAGTGTGACATTGCCGCCTTGATCGACTTCATGTGTCGCAATGCCGCTATATAGCAACGTATTGACTTGGCTTAATGAGCGACGGTTTTCAATTTTAGGCGGTAGGATTGCCAGCAAAGGTAACGTCGTCATTGGTAATGCAGGGTCAGCACTGGCCGATCTTGCAGCTTGTCCAACTAATGCGGCAGCCCAAAGATAAGATGGGGATGGACTGTCTAATCCTGCATCCAAGATGGTTGCGTGTTTGCCGTTTCTGCCTGTACCTAGTGTTGTCAATGTGCCAACACTACCTGCTGCCGCACCAAAGACATGACCCTCAAGCATACGTAACGCATCCCAACGATCTTCCATTTCATCATCCAATACATCGAGAATGGTTGAGGATTGATAAGGGTGCAGCCAGTAATCGAAAATTTGCTCTGGCAATGCAGCAAGGGCGGTTGTGACTGTTGGGTCAGTCGCGCCACTTGTTAGCTGGACAATTGCTACGCCCACACCTGCTGGTGTTTTTTCACCAGCTGCAATGCCAGCATAGTTAATTTGCATATTATAAAAATTACCGACTGTGCCATCGTGACGATAGGTAACAGTAACGACACCAGCATCGTTTGAAGCGGTAACGGGTAAATCTTCATTAGCATTAATCGCGGTTTCAATGGCATCACCAATCTCGGTTGCAGTATCTTCGTCTGCCACGGCCACCGATACCAATACACCGCCCATGTAAAATGACAGCGTTCCTGCTTCGGTTGCTGGTCCAGTGATCGTTATCGAACCACTTGCATTTGTACCAGTAGCATCAGCCATTGGTACACACCACTTTTCAGTGAACTGGTTATTTCTGAATAACACTTCAAACATATTGGCGAGCATTGAGCCTTTGCCAAAATAGTCTATGGCTTGGGCGTAGCTTGAAACCAATACGGGTACATTCGCAGCTGCGCTTCCCGTAGAAAGCATCTGACCTAGCACCAGGATTCGTTTGTTGTTTAACGAATTTAAAGAACTATTGTTCGAGTTGACTTCAAGATAGGCCAACGGCGCGCGAATAGTTCTAGGTATTTGCACAAAATTAATCATTTATTTCTCTCCCTTGCTTGTTAATTTCTTTCTGTTTCACCGCTGGCTTTTCTTGCTTCTCTTGTTGCTTTGCAGGTGCGACCACTGGCGGTTGAGCCAGCACAATATCGCCCTGCAATAACATTCGTTCCCATTCCCGTGAGTTTTTTACCCACTCACCTTCTTGCTTGATGCGATAATTTAATTTTTGCGGATGCCTGATGATTTGCCCCGCCACTGCTGGTTTGATAAAAATCCGAGTCATTGTTTTGTCTCCTGAATTAATCGGGTGCGCCGTCATAGAGATTTTTTATATCGTCTACAGCAAGCGGGTTATCTGTGTAGCCAGTCTTGATCCACGTGTTAACCATGCGATCAAAGTTATCGAGGTCGAATTCTTTGCCATCTGTAATGTTAATTCTGCCCTTGCATCGAAATTCAAAACGATGCCAGTAGCGCGCGCGATCCATTTCAGACATTGCATCACCGACATACTGCAATGGGTGTGCATCGGTATCGAATTGGTTGTTGTTGTAGAGCAAACGCAATAATGCTCGACGCACACTTGGTACTAGCTGTTGCGCGTGCTGACCTGTTCTATCAGCACTGTTATTTAGACAGGCAATAATGACCAATCGCTGGTCGGTATCTTGCTGTGGCGTTTGTGCATTTTCGTTATCTTCAAGCGCGACATAATTACCAAGCATGGCGAACAATGTTGGAATAACGGTGCCGCTTTCTACCATCAGTCGAGAATCATCTTTTGCAGCGGCTAATTCCGCAGCTCCTCCAACTTTAAAGGATTCGATGTTATCTCTAAGATAGCGAATGACTTCGGTAATCTGGATCATAAGCCGAACGTCCTTTTTAAAGCGGTATTGAATAAGCTTTCAATTTTGTCTTTCGTAAGTTCATACGTTGGCTCAAGCCATGGCCGGCCACCTTTTAACGGCTCTTTTGTTTCAAGTATCGAGGCGTAATAAACATCGCTGCCAATCTCGGCTGTAAGAAAACTATGATTAATGCGAATGCTGTTAACTAATCGACCTGTATCGGTCTTTGGAAATTCTCCAACGGCTGATGCTCGATGGGTTATGGCACCACGCTTGTAAAGACGGCCTTTACGTGAGCCATGAGATATCTTGTCTATTGCGGTGTTGCGAATTATAAACGCTGCTTTCTTGATTGCGTCGTCAATCTCTTGACCAAACTTGGCGCTATTTTGCTGGAACAATTCGAGGTCTTTTGCTTCCCACTTAAATTTAAGTTCGACCATATTTAAGCGTCCTCGGCTGGTAAGTCTCCCACTAATGGATCACCCACTGCGTTTTCGCTGACCTCAAAATGGTCTTGCCCGCGAAACACTTCTTCGCATAACAACGTTAAGAACATATTTCGTTCATCGGCATTTGTTACGCTGCGAATTCTGAATCGACGGCTTTCCATCAACACCCATTTTTCAGCGCTGATATAGGGGTAGTAGCGAATAATAATTTTATGGGTGATTTTTTTATCTATTTGTTGCGTGTCAAACGTTACAAGGCCATTAACGGGGATAATATTTGCGTAAACTGTAGCGATTGTTTCCCATGTCTTGATCGTTCCATGCCCGCTATCTTCTTTCTCGGTGTAACGTTGAAGCTGTATGCGATGGCGTAAATCCCCAATGCGCGGCTTTCTCATAGCGCAATGTTCCTGTAAGGCGAGAGCAATGCTGTCGCACCCATTGGCACATTTTTGAAATCAACCTCGCTTGTCGCTTCTCTCTGCTCTAGCCAGTGAGCAACCATCATGTTCATGGCTAACTTGATATTTTCAGGAACAGTTTGAACCAGCGTTTCAACGTCATCTATGGTTTGGTATTCACCCCATCCAGAAATAAATTCCACTTTAAGGGAGTCATAATCTCTAACATCGAATTCCCAATCTGCATTATGGTTAAGAACAATGCGATTGCCAGAAACAAAATAATTACTTGTTGCAAAAACAGTCGCCACATTTTCTTCATCATAATTTTTGACACTCGTTACCTCTATAATGCGCGTATGCGGAAGGGTTAATGATCTTTTTAACTCGTACTTGTCTTTGCAAAAGTCGTACCAAGCAACACACGCTATAGGAATGATTGAACCATTAATGAAATCCGAAGCAAATTGTCGAGCCGCAGGAATAAACAGGTTGGTGATTAAAGTATCATCAGCTGTAATATCAACTCGACAAAATTGCTTTGCGCTCGTCGCATCAATACATTCATCAGTTTGTTTTTCTAACAACTCAAGACGCATTTGTTATACTCCAAATGCTGACCACCGGACTTTGTAACCTGCGGTTGTGTTGTATGTTGCACCATCGGCCACCACAATATTTTCATCCGCAAATGTCACATCCGCATCAGAGGTAACAACGTTATTACCTGAGTCCACAACTTGTACGATTGCACTTTCAACGGTTGTTAACCCTGTATCAATCGTGGCGGCGTTAGCTGTCGCATCACCGGCTGTTACGGTATACTCGCCCATCACAAACTTATTACCTGCGGCGATGCTTGATAGCATGTTGGCAGTATCTAAACCGTCCAACCCTTCAACTTCGTCAGTGACGTCTTTGCCATCAATTTCTAGTACACCACCATCTTCGATATTAATTTCACCGCCATCTTTTACGGTTAATTCATCTCCACCTTGTTGGCGTACAATTTTGGTATTGCTCATTGTTTTAATCTCCTAATTCCGACTTATTTTTCGGCGCTTTGACTTTAGCTTTATTTTTTGGTGCATCAGGTACGGCTTTTTCTTCGATTACTTCATCATCTACAAGCTTTGCGACTTGCATTACGATGAAACTATTTGCCAAATTATCTGGCAGTTCATACGTCTCGCCCTGCTTGTATTCCTTTGAGTGAATGCCATCAGCCATGCCAACAGCGTTGTTCAGCATTAAAATTTTCATGCGATACTTCCTCCATAAATAAAAAAGGGGCTTTTTAAAGCCCCTAAATTTAATTATGTATTGTTGGTCGTATTAACAGGCATTGCATTAGCCAAACCTTTGAGAGTAGTTACTCCAATTGGTGTGCCCGTTGTGTGTGTACCTTCGAAGTTAATGTTTACTTTTAGGTATCGTTTGGTGCCTTTGTAGCCAGTGAAATAAGCTTTTTCATCTTCACTTGCTGCATCGATCAAGGCAAACGTACCTGTTTCTGCGCCCGTGACAGGGTTAGTGATATCAGCATCAGCGCAAGCAACATAGTCGCCATCGGTATCTGAGTGCTGCAATTCAAGATAAATCTTGTTGGTGCTGTTTAACGTGTCAGCTGATAAACCTACATGCACGATTGCCAGTAAGTCTTGATAGCCTTTCATGTCAATCGCCGCAGTCAACGTGTCTGAATTAATAACAGCTGGTTTTAAAACTTGATCGATCTTATTGTCATCAAAAAGGTGTGTGTGCATCGTCATTGCTCGGTACTCCTAAATTCTAAAGAAAAAAGCCAGCGCATAACGCTGGCTCAGCCCTTTCTTTCATGGATAGATGGGAAATTAACTTGCTGCGATATCCTGAATCTTGATTGCGTCGAAGTTTCTAACGCCACCGCCGACTCGCTTGGTTGTATACAACTTTACAAAGCCTTTTTTGGTATACGGGTCACGCAGTAGGCGTGTGCCAAAACGATCAACGATTCGATAGGCTTCACGAAAGTTTGCAAACACAATCGCCAATGCGCCCGCTTGAACAGCTGGCATGTCATCAGCACGCACAATCGGATAGCCTAATAAATCCGGTGACGTACCGCCATTTAAGCCCATTCCCCAGAGATAATTGCCGTTACCGTCAATTAACTTGCGAATATCTTTAACGGTGCTGCGTTTCAACATGAATACTGCACCACTTAAGAACGGTGCTTTCATGCTTTCAACTAAATCGATCAAGCCATTTGCCGTAACGGTTGATGCACCGCCGGATGGAATTTGCTCAATCTGTTCAAAACCAGACGTGCCATCAGTGTAAGTTAAAAAGCCGCGTGGTTTTTTAATACCGTCACCAGTTACAAAAGCTGTATTTTCAGCGCGAGCGAATTTGCCAGCTAATTTATTAATGACGTAGTTTTCAATATCAAAATAAGCATCGTCTAATAATTTTTGACTAACTTGTGGCATTGCATATTGTTCATGGATATCCCATGCAATTTCTTTGAGCTTGCCATTATCGGTGTCAGTGCGATCTTCTAATTCACCAACCCAACCACTAGCAAAATCATCGCCTTCGTATGGTTCAACCAAACGATCTGTTCCGATGGACATTACTTCGGCATATTGACGAATGGGTGAAGTTTCACGAACCAATTGTACAATCGCTCTGTCCAGCTCTGGCATGACTGCATAACCGCCATCTGTTCCGGTAAACGAATTCATTGATTTGCTATGCTCAATGAGTATATTTTTTTCGTCTGTAGAAAGATTGTCGTTGCCGCCAGCCCAGTATTTTAGGGTTGCGTTACGAATGGCGATTTGTTCCTTTGTCATGACACTGCGAGATTTTTCCAGATTATTCTCGACTTCGTGGCGTGCTTTAGCCATTTTTTGCGCTTGCTCTGCCGCTTCTTTCGCACTTTCGACTTCGGATATCGCGCTATTGATGCGTTCGTTCATTTCTTTTAGCAATGGATCAACATAACCCTTAGACGATTGTTTGATTTCTTCGGCGTTTGATTTTTTGAATTCTTCAAAATTGCGACCCATTTCTTCTAATGCTTGTTTAACTTCGATCATGTGAAGTTACCTCTTTAATAATTGGTTAAATTGAGTGAGTGCTGCTAACAACTCGGCTTCTTCCTGTGCATCAACATCCCGTTGATCGACACCTGCCGCTTTAAAGCCTTGCGCTGCTAGTCGCTTTGCTTGGCTCAATGAGAAACCACCTACATCGCGTAGGAAGTGTTCAAAATCTCGTATGGTTTTGATATCGACGCTTTTAACGCCGCTTACATTTGCTTGGTCATTGGCTGGAAAAGTAACAATGGATATTTCCCAAAGGCTTAGCGCTTTTAGATATAAAGCACCGTCTTTCATTTCCGAGCCGCCTTGATTGATGCTATAGCCGATGCTCAAACCGCTAATTGCACCCGCTTTTAAAAGCGCATAGGCTTCTTTTGCTTTTTCAACGTCGTTGATAAGCAAGCGACCCTTCACGAATAAACCGTTATCGTCCTCTCTGATTTCGTCATATACGCCAATTGGCTGACGTGAATCGTGTTGCCAAAGAAGCTTCACGCTCTTTGCATCTTTGGTTATTAAATCGTTTTGAAATGCACCTTTGACAATAATGTCGCCGTAACTATCTTTATTTCCAAACACTGCGCCATACCCAGTGAAAGTTCCTTCATTATCGAGTGACTTAATATCTAGCGGCGCAACATAATGTTTCGTTTGTCTTGTGTTCATGTCTGTACCCTCAAAATTCTGTGTCTTGCGGAACGTAAAGCAAGGTGCATCGGCAATTAATGGCGTTACCCGGTGAACCTTCGCCCGGCCTATCGATTAATTCGACTGACCCATCAGCGTTCGGTACGGCAAAAGGCTCGTCCATGCCAACACGCACACCGTCCATTTGCACATGGCTGAACTGATCGCCTTTATCAATGTCTCTAGTGCGTTCGTCATGTACTGAAACCCATTCGCGGATAAGTAGCTGCTCTGATTGCTCGGCTTGTGCTTGCATCCCGAACGTTGCAGCGTTATGCACCTCTGTTCGCGCTATCGTGCGTGCGCGACTCGTTGATAAACCGCCACCAATGACACTGTTTAATTGCTTTGCGATTTCTGTTTCGCTCAATCCATTTTCAACGCCACTGATAATGGCGTTACGGGCAAGCTCGATGCTTGTTCCCGTGATATACGTTGCTTTGTTGAATGCTTCTCTTGAAATAAAGCCCGCAACTAAATCCAGAAAGTTGGCTTT